GCTCAGCTCGCTCATAGAGTTCTTTGAAGCGATCTTGGTCATTGAAGAAGGCTTCGTACATCTCAGGCACATCATGCGGAGAGAATAGCGTGATGTCGCCGCCAGAAATCAATCTTTCGTACATGAGCTTGTTGAATTGCACCCCGTAGTCCATATGGCGCACACGATTCTCCTCGGTGCCCTTGTTGTTTTTCAACACCAAGAGGTCTTCCACTTCCAAATGCCATATGGGATAATAAAGAGTGGCTGCACCGTTACGAACACCACCTTGGCTGCATGATCGGGTAGCTGCCTGGAACATTTTATAGAACGGAACCACACCAGTGTGATAGGCATCGCCATTGCGGATAGGTGATCCTAGAGCACGGATGCGACCGGCGCCGATACCGATACCGGCTTTTTGGCTGACATATTTCACGATCGAGCTGGCAGTGGCATTGATCGAATCTAAGCTGTCGCCGGTTTCGATCAGCACACAACTGCTAAATTGTTTTTGTGGAGTACGCACCCCGGCCATCACAGGAGTAGGCAGGCTGATGTCGTAGTCGCTAATCGAATCATAATAGCGTTTTATCCAATCAAGTCGACTATGCCGAGGATAAGACATAAACAACGTGGCGGCGATCAACATATAGGCCACTTGCGGAGTTTCATAGATCTCGCCGGTGACACGATTCTGTACTAGATATTTGCCGCGCCATTGCTCCATGGCCACATAGGTGAATTGTTCATCTTTTTTGTGATCAATGTGCTGATCTAGTTCGTCAAATTCTTCGGGGGTGTAATTTTCCAAGAGTTCTTTGGTATAATATCCGATACCGACGTTTCTATTGACGATTTTTTGCAAGGACCAAGGTTTATAATCGCCGTAGACTTGTTTATGTATGTGATAGGTCAAAAGACGGCCAGCCACATATTGATAATTAGGAGTTTCTTCTGAAATAAGGTCGGCAGCCGATTTGATCAAAGTTTCTTGTATGTCTTCGGTCCGAATACCATTGTAAAACTGTATATGGCTTTTGATTTCTACTTCGCTGGCGCTGACCCCGGTGATACCTTCCGTGGCCCAGAATACTACTTTGTGTAATTTTTCTATGTCAAGCGGTTCTTTGCTACCGCTTCTTTTGGTTACTAATATTTGATTCATTGCTTCCTCTGTTCAATCAGCTGCATCATCATTGTTCAATCAACTCTGAACCTAAGTATTTGAATTTTAATTTGAAGGTATCAGGTATGTGTTGTCTATTTAAGACCACTCCGTCGGTCATATTAAGTACATATTTTCCGTCCTCAATCCAGACTAAATTGTAGTTTACTCGATTCCGCTCATCATAATAAACATGTAGTTCTGCATCAGGGTCGTGACAAGACAGCTTGATAGTGTACAGCATTCCAAGAGCTTTTGCAACATCGCAGTAGTAATTTTCCAAAAGAAGTGTCCAAGGATCGGGCCAATTGCCGGAGTCGCTGGGGTCAAGATAGTAGGGACTGAATGGTGCAGTTTGCCAGAAATGGGCTACCCTGTCAAGGGCAGGACCAATCTCTAGATCGTCCAAAGATTTTCTAAAAGTTTTCCACCGAGCGAGTCGCTCGGTGTCGTCGAGTTTCCAAACCAATTTTATAGATAATAGCTAGAAGTAAATGAAATAACAGCAGGGTCTGATGTTTGGTTATCATAGGTCACTGCGCCTGTGGCTGTGTTTACGGAAATAGTGATGTCATTATTAGAAGGATTACCCAATCTTTCCGACGACTCAACATATTCGTCTTGATATCGATAAACCACTCCGTTGCCGGTGGCGCGGAAACAGCCATTTCGATACTCGTTACCTTGTACAATTTTATAGTCTATCACTAGATTTTTGTATGCATTAACACCGATCATGCCAGTGATACTGCCCGAACCCACGGCCATGGCTGCGTTGACTCCGATGGCACGATTCGCTGAGCCGCTGCGATCGACCAGTGACTGATTGGTCACCGATCCAGTTATATCGTTGGACACACACGAACGCACAATGAGACCAGTTACTTGGCTGCCGGCTTTTGTTTCCTGGAACAAGTCTTCAAACACGCAATCTCTCAAGATCACATCTTGGGTAGTTCCCAGTATCTCAACACCGGTGTTGTGATTTCGGAATTCGCAGCCATTGAAATAGATTCTTTGTGAAGGAATCAGCGAACTGGCTCCCGAAACAAAAACTGCTGCCTTCCCGGACCCTTGGTCAGTTGACGGTACAGTATTATCTTCGTTGCCCATGAAGGCCACTCTGATGAGATGTACATCTGTACCGCCATCAATAGTCAAGCAACGATTACTGACGTTGGTGTTATTGTGCAGGCCAATATCGGAAATTATGTATTCTCGGGCCTGGGTCTCGATGGTGCCAGGCTGTGAACCCAAAGTCGAACCAACAGCATTGTTGCTGTCGGCCAAGACAAATATAGTCGACACCGATGCCAGGATACTTCGTATCATCGTAGATCTTTTACCGTCGCCTTGGATTTTCACAAAGGGTGGAACTTTAATGACATCAGAAACTAGATAAAATCCCGCTGGGAAATAAACGGTACGATGCATATCGATGCCGCCAAGGGTGCTGGAATATGCATAGGTATTGTTCAATGCTCGTATGATGGCTGCTGTGTCGTCGGTTTGACCGTCGCCCTTGGCCCCAAAATCTCTGACATTGACCACATCATCTAGCTTTTCCTGCAAGGTACGCTTAAAACCTTCGTTGTCACCCGAGGTGTTAGCAATGAATCCTGCAGGCAGAGCTTTGAACTGGAAACTTTCTACCAAGGCAAAAAGATCGGAATTTTGTGTGAGTATCTCGGTGACACCTTCCGCAGGAGCACCCTCAGACAAGGTACCATTTCCAATGTAGAGTTTCTGTGAATCCAAGCTCCAGCCCAGTTCAGCCGATGCTAGATTGGGTAGATCTTGTTGTAGACCGCGCCTATGCTGTATGCGCGAAATTTGAATGATGGCCATTGCTAAATCCTGTGTTAATGCTATTTATGCAAAGAACATCACTATCACACTGTGAGGTAATAGAGCTCTACCCGTTTCCACCATTCCCGGCGCCAATGATCAAAATCTTCGCCTTCGATGATGAATTCTTGGTATTTTGGCTCCGACATCACATGTCCGCTGTCAGAAACTTCGGGTTTTACGCACATCAACACCACACCCCGGCGTATCTGGGTACCGTGTATTTCGTTGTGTGCTTCAGCATAGGCAGCCAGTTGCAGTTTATAGTCGTCAATCCATTCTTCTCGTTTAGGTTTATTGGTTTGCTTGAAGTCCAATATGCTGGCAACGCCTTGATGTAAACCCACACAATCTGTAGTACCTGCGTAGACTCCAGGAAAATACAAGGGTACTTCCACACCCCAAAATTCGTCGACATTTTTGAGTCCCGAGTCAATGACCACTTGTGCCATGGCATGGCTGGCCCAAGCAAAGGGATTCGACCCACACTCTTTGATTTGACCTTCTTTGATGTAGTGCTCGAGATAGCTGTGCATCCTAGTACCTCGATTGGCAGCTTCGGTAGTGATGGCTTGTGCTCGGTCAGCACCCACTCTCTTGCGCCACTCATTGAGAGCCTGTCGGCTTTCCAAGGGCTTGGTTTTGTCCAGGATCGTAGTCACGCTGGGCAGTTTGTCCCCATCGGGAGTGGCATACAGCCTTTGGCCGTCTACGTTTTCCCGACTAAGAGGATAATATTGATATCGTTCAGTGATCAAACTCTAAAACTTTCTCCGCATCCGCAGCGGTCTTTTTCATTGGGATTGATGAACTCAAAACCTTCGTTGAGTCCTTTTTTCACGTAGTCTACAGTAAGTCCGTGTAGATAAACACGATGCTCGAGAGCGACGAATATTTTTACCTCATTGACATCATAGTGTGCCATAGCCACGAGATTCTCGTCATCTACATATTCTAGCACATAAGCCAGGCCCGAGCAACCGGTGGTTTTGACTCCAATGCGTATGCCTACGCCACGCCCCCGCTTTTCCAGACTGGATTTGATTTTTTCTGTGGCCGCGGGAGTGAGTGTGATCATCGTTGGGATTTTTTCTGAGCCATTTGGAACTTGAGATCACTGACACGATCTTTGAATACACCACCATTAAGGTGCTCGAGCTCGTGCAGGAAACATTTGGCATCCATGTATGAAAGCATGCGCTCGTTCCATTCCCCATCCCGATCTTGCCATTGTGCTGTGACAAATTTAGGTCTCGCGATTTCCAGCTCAATTCCAGGAAAACTCAAACAACCTTCGGGTGCCAGCCATTGTTCTTGGCTGGTGTGTTTGACCATGGGATTGTACATGACCAATACCTGTCCGTTTTCTTGCAGATGAATGGCCAGCACACGGAAACCGTAGCCAACTTGGTTGGCTGCTAGGCCGATTCCGTGTCCCTCCAGCATGGTGTCGATCATGTCCTTTTCGAACCGATCTTGATCATCCACTGGAATATTGTCGAAATCCCAAGGTCGGCAAGGTGCCAGCAGGACAGGATCCGGCCAGGTGCGTATCTTCAATGTCATTGGTGTTTTTTTTGGTAGTCTGCTATCGCAGCCTTAATAGCGTCTTCCGCAAGGATACTACAATGGATCTTAACCGGCGGGAGCGCGAGTTCCTGTGCAATTTCAACATTCTTAATTGTGCCAGCCTGGTCCAGCGTTTTGCCTTTGACCCACTCCGTGACCAACGAACTACTTGCAATCGCTGAGCCACAGCCGTATGTTTTGAATTTTGCATCTTGAATAACTCCGTTTTCATCTACTCGGATCTGCAATTTCATTACGTCACCGCAGGCCGGCGCACCGACCATACCTGTTCCGACCGTTGGGTCGTCTTTAGGCAAGGAACCCACGTTACGTGGGTTCTCATAATGATCGATGACTTTTTCGCTGTATGACATATTACGGACGAGAAGGATAAAGACCGTTGACAACAATCACCGCACGTGGGCCATTGTTCCAGTTGGAGTCACGTTGACCATCTTTACCAATTGGACGCATGTCTGGCAAGCAAAAATTATCTCGGCCATTGCCACCATATCTTGTGCCTAGCAATGAATATATCGCCGCATTGTTGTTGATAGGTAGGCATTGACCATTTGCTTCCAGGGTTCCTTGTGGTGCCCATGTAAATGCTACCCATAGTATTGATGCAATATATGTTTCCATATCTTTCCCTTAGATCATTACAGTTTACAGTATTTAAAGATTAAGTCAACCAAGTTGGCTGATATCTCTTCTTGATTATGAGCGATTTTTGAGAGCACGTTGAGCCATAGCGTCAACGGTTTTTTCAGGATTCATAGATGGTCCGCCCGAAGCCAATGTTGGTGCGTCATCCACTTTGTCATCACTGAATGTCTTGAGATAGACATATTTAACCCCGTGCTCGTCATCCTTGATGTCTTTGATAAGGCTCTTGACCGTTTCATTGGTTTTGAATGCACCCAGCAAGCTATCGAGATTGAATTCAGATTGGTCTGTGCCTTTGACCATGTTAATGAGACTGTCGACCCGCACCTTGGGGACAAGATGGCTGTCATGGCTGCGATTACGCAAGAACTCCAGGGCAGTTACAAGATTAGCATCACCGCGACTATCGGCTTCGTCCTCGATGATAGAGTCATCGAAATCTTTGGTAAACTCTCGAAGCCTCATTATCTGCGCTCTCTGCCGATTTCCGTTTCGCCACCGGCGGCAGCATCTGTGGCTGCAAATTCATCAGTGTCAAGGTCGCTAGTTTCAGGGGCTGGCAGTTGACCTGCTGGCTCAGTACCGGGCATGGTCATGGGTGCAGCCACTTGTTCTCCGGCCAATGCACGAGCTGCTTGATCGGCCTGCTCTCTTGAGCTTTGCAAAGTTTGGGCCAAGGTGTCTAGCAAAGGAGTCACCGAAGCTTTGAATCCGTCGGCTTGTTCCATGCTGATCTGATCGCGTATGGCATCTAACAAGGCAGGCATCTGCTCGTTTTGCATCTTGCCCACACGTTCCATCATGTCTTGCATGCTGTCAACAATGTCGCGAGCGGCGAGTATAGCTTCGCTCTTGGCAGTTTCACTTTCGGTGACTATTTGTTCATTGGTATCTGCTGATTGCTCGCCGGACAGCCAACGATTGAGTCCTTCGCGCACCATGAGTAATTCCATGTAACGAGGATTCTTTTCAGCGGTATGCATGCCATGGCTGCGCTTGATAGAATCAAGGCTTTCGGTGAATGCTGTGACCAAACGCTGTGCTTTTTCCCGTGTCAGGTTATCGTAGTTGATGGCAAACCCAAAACGGCTCTCCATCACGCGGTTAAACTTCTTGGTGTTGTTCACACCTATTTCTGTTAGTTTCATGATTTAGTATCCCAAACTTTCAAGTATTTATTAGAATTTAGACTTTTTTCCAAATTGTTTTTTGCCACTTCGTGCTGGGCCTTGGCGTAGAGATACCGGGCCCAAACAAAATCAGTTTTAGCGGTGTCTTTTTTGGCTATGCTGTTGCGCAGGCTTTTTTGATAGTGCTCTAGGTCCACTTCGAACTTGGTCATCCTGGCGTCTAGCAACAATATCTCTCGAGACAATGTGTATTTTTTTAGGTGCTCTAACACACAATATGTTATAGCAGAGCTTTTCCAGGAAAATGTGGCCACGGGTTCTCGCCAGCGATTGGACACAGTCCAGGTGGTATTTTTGTTGTGTTTCACTGACATACCACCCACTATGAATCCCTGTTTTGTTGGCACGATGATGGGTTTGTGGTCTGTTTTGAGTATTTCCCGGGTGCGATCAATGGTCCAGTGCTTGATATAAGCAGCGGTGAGATCTGTGGCGATATCCAACTGGGCCTCAGACGAGATGGTGTGATTTTTTCGTGATCGTTTTTTACGAGATTTTTTTGGTGTAAAGGATTCTGCCATTTTGATTGGTTCTCAACAAGACATCCTTGTTGACTAGTTGATTGGCCACATAGAGTTGGCGTTCTGAAAAATCGGGTTTCTCCATTTCACCGCGATTTTCCACGATGTTCAGCACATCGCTTTCTTCGTTGGAGAGAGGAACCTGTACTTTGTTGAGCAGTTCTACGATTTTCACAGGTTATTTGTTAATGAGATGTACCAACAATCCAAGGATGGCAGTTATGCCAACGCCCAACAGCGTGGTTCCAATGGTGATCAACTGCTTGGACTGCGACAACGAGGATCGGCCAATGGCTTGTTTGATGTCGTCAATGCCGGTTTCAATTTTAGCCACTCTTTTATCCAAAGATGTGAGTTTGTGTTCCAATTGTTCATACCTTTCCGCGCAGAGTTCTACGTGCGCCTCAAGGCTTTTCTTTTCAATATCAGTAGAAGACATCGACTGCTGTTCCTCGCTCTTTTCATTAAGGGCGATGCTGTGAATGTGCCAAAGTGTGCCTAAAGGTGCCTGTGTATGCCTATCGCATCAACTTATATTTAAGTCTTGTGAGAATGATTTAAAATATATGTTTTTGATTGCTCCCGATGAATAGAATATCGGCAACATGAATCGTGCAGTTTCAGTTAGACCAGTAATCACAGGAACCTGGTTGAAATCCCTGCGGAGCCCAGCCACGGGATCGTTGTTTTCGGTCCAGACATCGATGTGTTCCACTGCAAAGCTCATGGTCCACACACGCTGTGAGCCCCGGTACATCTCGCCGAATTCCAAATCTTCTACATTAATTTCCTGCATGCTTGGTCCCTGTATTTCCATGGGTTGAGCTCCTAGCCCAATGGTCTGTGTCACAGATTCCCAGTTACGTTGTTGATTTCTCTCAACATCGTTGGTGTCACCGTGTATTATTCCGGTTTTTGTAATGTCTACGAGAGTGGCTAAAGTGAAATAATGCAAGGTATTCATGCTAGTACTTATGGCCATAAAAAAAGCACTCCCGGAGAAGTGCTTTTAGTTCTAAGTAATGCTAGGATTAGTTAGAGAATGTTGCTACGATGGCACCGGCTACGCCTGTGACACCACCAAAGTCGCTGGCGTCGGCTGTAACTGTTGCGCCTTCGCAGAGAACGTAAGCCACGTTGGCCTGGAGGTCGATCGCGCTAACAAGACCTGTTTGTTGAATGAACTCTACGCAATCAGTTGCTTCTGCGGCTGTGATACCTGTTTTGGTCAGGCTAACAACCTGCATTGTGCGTCCAACTGCATTCATATCAGCTACTTCTACACCGTTTACTTTTGTTACTGTTGCCATTTTATTTCTCCTAATTTAAATGGACGCATCTAAAGCGTCTCACAAAAATATTTATCAAATCACAGTGATTTTTTAGCCCTTGTTGAAATGCGCGGCACCAAAACCTGCGCGATTCACCAATTTGATCAAGCCCTGGCTGCTGGGAAAAACAAACCCTTCGCCTTCTTTACGGCCACCGGTCCATTGCTCAAAGCCCTTGACTTGTGATTCCAACTGCTGTACTAGATTGTCCTTGAGCTGATACACAGCGTTCCAGATCGCGTACAAGGCATTGAGTCCTTCTCGGTTTGTGTACAAATACCCCGACTCATCGTCGCCAATTAACTTGCGATATTGTGCGGCACTGACGTTGGTTTTTAACCACTCAGGTAATTCTTGCGTGGTCTGGCGTGTGATTTGTTTGTTCATGAAAGTTTTCAGGGCGGCCTGCGCTACTTTGTCAAGCCCGTTCAAGAATCCTGTGGCGCTGTCGCCGTGCTTGGTGATGGATTTTTTAGCGGCATCCAGCAATCTCACCGGTGTTTTCAAGGAAAACGTGATACCGGCAGTGGGCGCGATGATGGCCACATCACCGGCATTGGCTAGGCCGCTTTTGCCATCCCAGGGAGCATTGTTGTATTGATGTACTACCACGCCGCCCACTTTGCCGGCTATGAGTTTGCCCAGCGCAGTTTGTGCGGGTATGCGATATTCCACAGTGGTGGGACGGAAAACATACTGCCCTTGCTCGTTGGGCTTGAGTTCGCCCACCCACATGAGATCGCCCTTGAATAGTCCCGGAATGTTGCCCACGGCTGCCTTCAATCCGTTCCAGATCGTGGCGATAGTTTCATAGAGATTTCCGCGGTCGGCGCCGCGGGCACGATCATACTCTGCCCACTCTTGGGGGCTGGCAGGGTACACACCTTTGGCTGGCATGTATTTGTCAGTGACAACGAATCGTCCGTCAAGGTTACCAAAGAAAAGGGCGATACCGCCGTCCCACTTGATAGATGCTCGGCCGGGATCATCAATGACTTCTTCCATGGCACTGACCATACGTTGGGCTGCATCCTGCCCATCGAAGATGGCATCCTCGGGGTGGGGGATACGCGGTCCTTCGCCGGCTTCAAAAAGAGTGTTAACGAATTCTAGCAGGATCATTGACTACCATTTCCTACAGGACCAATATCTGGCCTTGGTGCGAGGACCGGGGTTGGCGCAATTATGGCGTGCGCGAAAACTTTTACGAGCCTTGGGATTGCTTTTGCGGATCTTCATGTCAGGATCGCCAAAGTTGACTTTCTTGACATTGCCAGTCTTGGGATCTTTCACATAGACTTTGAACTTCTTGACATCGCCACGCATGGGCTTGCCGAGAGGCACTTTGCGTCCTTGATACTCAGCTTCATCCAGCTGCTGGTCTTCGTTGAACCATAGTTCTCCGTAGGCTTCGTAGAATTCGTTGCCTTCATAGGTTTCTTCGTCTTGGTCAGACTGTTTGGACTTCATGTAGTCGCGAACTGTGTCGAGGTAGTCTACGGCTTTGGTGATCTTGCTTTGCACCCACTCAGGAAGATTCTCGTCGCTGTCAAGTATGCTGCGCAGTTCCTCGGCAGCATCGGCAGCAGTTTGTAAATCTTGCTGTGCCATTTCACCTTCGCGATCGTATTCGCCACGATCTACGATGTTGACATCGTCCTCCTTGACACAACTTCCTTTTTCACCGCGCTTTTTGCCCGGCACCTTGCGATAGCCATCCCAGCATCGGTCATAGATTTTGCTGTTGGGGTGTGCTTCGTTCAAGTCATTGATGAATTCTGCAGTTTTCATTTTATATCTGTCCTGTGATTGATCGGAACCAAGCGGCTGTTCCGGGAGTGGGGGACGACTCGGGCAACTTGAGATTGTCTCTGGCCAGAGCTTCCCTGGCATCTGCGATTAATTGTTCGTACTCGGGCAGACCTTTTATGGCAGCAAGTATGTCCTCGAAGGTAGCCAGCTTGTTGGCAGGTATGCCCAGCATCTTGCCAATTACCTTGGGATCTTTGCCGCCTTCGATGGGTTGGTTGCTTTCGCGATCCATGAGACCGTTTTTGTAACTCCACTTCATGCCCATGGCTTTGGCTATGCTGGCCAATAATATATGTCTATGCACACCTCGATATTGGCTGCCTTCACTGCCTCCCTGCATGCTGAACTGTTGCCACTTGGGCTCACCGAACATGAAATCAGTCTGCACAAAACCTTCGCTGCCTTGGATGGGAGTTTTTAAGTGTACGCTGTCGCCGCTTTTCTTAATGTCCTGGGCAGAAACGCCCTTGGTCAACAATGCACGAATCAGTGTGTCTTTGTCTATCTTGCTGCCATCCACTGCCAGATCTAAATCACCCGACGTTTCTTTTCTGCCAGTGGTTCCCAACATGTTGTCTACTAGGCTGAGACCTGTGAGATCTTCCAACCATTTTACAGTGGGGATCACTTGATCACGTTGGATACGTGTTGTCAGAGAATTACCTTCCGAGTCCTTGAATACGTTGCCGCCTTCGGTGATCATTACAGTCATTCTCCTGATGCTCTTGAACGATTGGCTTTTAGCTGCTGTTCGAGATGTGATATCATCGCGGGATCGATTACTCCGTTGCCATCCGGATCCATCCAATCCTGGCCATATTTGGTATAGGTCACGGGTTTCTTGGTTTGGGGATCCATCACAGCCACAGCGGGATTGGAGGTTGGTGTTGAGGATACTGCTTGGAATCCGCCCAGGCCCATGGGATCAGATCCTCCAGTTTGGGATTTCAAGGCATGTGCTATTCCAGGTGCGGCCTGTTTTGCGATCTGCTTGGCCACCAACACAGGGGTAGCAACGGCTCCTACGGCCTGTTTGACTCCGGTGACGGCTTTACCAGCCATTTGTCCCAGTGTGTTACCAACATTATAAGATCCAGTGGCCTGTGGTTGCTGTTGTGCGGTGGCCTGTGGTTGCTGTTGTGCGGTGGCCTGTGGTTGCTGTTGTGCGGTGGCCTGTGGTTGCTGTTGTGCGGTGGCCTGTGGTTGCTGTTGTGCCTGCACAGTGGTGTTTTGTGGCATGGCCTGGCGCCGCTGTTTCAATGCCGCGGCCTGGGCCGGCATGGCACGAGGCGGAGCTTCTTTTATGATGTCATTGATTTTCATGTCGTGTCTTCCGTATGCCGCGTGTGAATTTCGCAGGATCTTGAGCACGTATGCTATTGAGCAACCTGCGCTCGAGTTCCCCGGCGGTTTCAGGGTCGAACACTTCCTTGATATGATTGATCAAGTTGATGGCACCTTGTATCACATGAGTGGCACGACTTTCAATCAATGCGCTTTGATCTCGTCGAGTAGTGGTAAACGAGTCCAATTCAGCAAGTATACTGCGGGTGTGTTTCTGCAAGATTATCGCCCCTTGGGATTTGACTAGTATTTATGTGTCAATGTCCGCAACTCTGGTCGCAGATATACAGCCTTCCATTGGTATACCGGTCTTTTTTCCAAGAATCTTCCACTCGTTTAAACCAATTAATGCAGTGTTCCAGGGGAAATTCCAAGGCGCTGTTTTCGTAGATCAAAGGGGATATCTGCGAATTTATGGCTTCAGAATAAGATCCGTGCCCAAAACTCTGTGGATACAATCCAGTCCAACAGCACGGAAACACATCACCATTGGCTGCTATATAAATGGATCTTTTTTCCTGGGTCTCACAGGAGATTTTAGTCACTTTTTTATCCAAGGTATACCCGTCAATGGTTTGTTGTTCTGACCTCCAATCAACGAACATCACTTTAAACTCAGTTTCGCCTTGATAATCTCCCAGCACATGCGTGAGTTTGCCGTTTTTGTCAAATACCGGACCAGTATCGCGACCTTGATCAAACAGTTGGAAATCTTTGAATCCCAACTGTTGGGCTAATTCACGGCAAGCATTAATTTGGTGTGCATTGTGACGAAATTTAATCATTTTCCATATAGCCCAACCACCGGCGTCAATGAATGCCTGGGCATTTTCTATCACTCGGTCCCAGGACGTGTTCTGCCGATAGAGATGATGGGTGTCATTGAGTCCATCAATGCAAAACATTACCTTGGCGTCCAATTTGGCCAGTGTTTGCCAGAATTCGCTTTTCCTGGCACCACCATTGGTGCTGATTGTTATACCAACATTGGGATTGTGTTCTTTGAAATATGCTACGATGTCTGTGCTTTCGGGATTCATGACTAGATCGCCAAAGTTGCCATTGATCAATATGCGTGTCAATTGATGCAAGAATTGCGGTTGGAATATTTGCATGGCTTGGGCCAAGGTCATGTTGAGTTCAGGATATCCGTCGTTGTGAGGATAGCCATTGAAATTTCTGGGACATTGGGGACAAGCCGCATTGCACAAAGTAGAGATTTCCAAGTGGACTTCTCTTATGTTTTTGTAATCAATCATTCTTTCTGAGATTTAAGACTGGCCAACATGCTCTGTAGTCTATTGGAGTTTACTGTTGCTGTGACTTTGGGTGAGTCTGCAGTAGCTGACATGGTGCTACGGGGCTTGATCTGATTCAGTATCGAGGATGCTCCGCTCTGCGAAACTTTTTCGTCACCTTGTTCTTCGCCAGTGTCAGTGATACGCATGGTCTCAATGTCATAGGCCAAGTCGATCTTCTGCCCTACACCGTTACTGCTACGAGTTTTCATGGCCTGTATTTGATAACGTCCACGCTCACGCATGGCTCGACTGGTAAAGATTCCAAACACATTGTCAGCAGTATTGATCTTGCTAATACCACCAGAGATGTGACTGTGATCAAACTCGATCTCTTCCACTGCCGATCGATTCAACTGCGATGCTGTGACCAACAAGATATTGAGCTCATCAGCGAGATTTCTCAGTTCTTCTGACACATATTTGTCTTTGACAAACAAGTCGTTGGGAGATACTTTAGCACTTACCGGCATCAGGAGATCCAAATAGTCAATCATCACAAAGTCTACCCGCATGCCGGTCTGTATCTGCACTTCTTTCAAGTAAGCGCGGATATCATTGATATTGCTTTGTGCTGGCAGAGCTTTGATCTGATAGCGGCCCGATTTTTTTCCTACCAAGTTCACTTTCATGGTGGCTGTGTCGAGATCTTTGCGTATGTCCTTGGTGCCCATGCTGGACAACATGGCAGTGGTACGCAAGGTACACAATTCCTCACTGAGCTCAAGGCTGACATAGACTCCTGACAGACCTGCTTGTAACCAGTTTAGTGCCAAATTCATCATGACCAAACTTTTGCCTGACCCTGATCCGCCGGCAAAGATGTTGAGCTGTCCACGGCTGAACCCGCCATACAATACTCGGTCAAGAGCCGGCCAGCCTGTGCTGACTTGTCCTCCATTGTCATAGTAGTTCTCAATGGCTGTTCTCGCTTCGCGAAAATAGTCTGTGCCCATGTCTTTGGTCAAAGATATCTGTACTGCATCCTTGATGAGTTTTTCTACGGGATCATACTCGCCTTTTTCGATCATGTCTGCGGCTTTGAGGATGGCACGCTCCAGTTCTTGACGTCGAGAAAATCCCTCAAACTCTTTCATGAACCATTCATTGTGTCCATCACCAACATCAGGAACCTCACGCAGTTCTATCCCACAAGCGGCTTTTACTTGCTCGCGGGTGGGCAAGGTCTTGTGATCAGTGGCATGCTGTTTGAAAAATTCGGCCACAGCACGCAGGCTGCGGTCAAAGTTTTCAGGATTATAGATGTTTTGGACGCGGACAAAGTTCTGCGCATCCTGGAGCATCATTTCCAAAAATAGTTTTTGTAGGTCTAGGGAATAGTCTTTCATGGGTTAATTATATAGCCTCTTTTTATGTAGCTCAATCTTTAATCTACCGCGCACACGAGCCGCCAAGATACTTTTGAGAACAAACAACTGGCCTAACTCCGCCACGGCCTCAGAAACATCTTTGTAGTCTCGTTGCCATACTGGGTAACTCACTGACCAACCATACTCAATTGCAGCGTCAATCAAGGCTGCTCCGGCTCGATCAGCATCGGGAATCACGATCACTTCTCTATCCAAGTCATCGATGATTTCTGCTTGTGTCAAACTGATCCTATTGCTGAGTACTGCTACACCGCCAATGGCTAAGGCATCAAAAGGTCCTTCGGCCACTATCACAAACTTGCTGTCGGAACGTTGCTGATCTATACCATACACATAGTCGGGTTCATAGTTGCTGTGATACTTGGGTCGAACACCATCAGTGATGCCGCGTGCAGTATACCCAATGATTTCATTTCGCCACGTGAACGGTATGATAATGCGCCGATTGAGATTGTAGGCAGTCTCGGGAGTCCAGTAAAAGTCCTGTTGGCTCAAGTCTAAGCCGCGTTCGGAGGCATAGATCACTGCTGAGTGGAATTCTGCAGGCACGTCTCTGTCATCGTTGAGCGTGTAGAAGTTGCTGAGCGCCTGGAAAGTCTGTGCTTGCTCAGGAAGTCCGCGTTTTTTGAATACAATCTCTTCGCGTGGCTCGTCAACTATTGTGTCGGGATTGACCAAGTCTTTGATCCTAAGAGCTTCAATGCCCAATCTCTGTATGGTATTTTCGTCGGCGCCTAACCAACTCAATAGTCTCTTGAACCTAAAATTAAGATTTCTACCTGGTATGAAACTGGCCTTGTAACCACAGTTGAAGCAGTGGTAACTGACACCACCATCGGGATTGGTGACTATGCCGCCGCGACCGCGAGTGTCAGCACTCTCGCCGTTGTGAGGACAGCAGGGTGCGTTGAAACTGATCCAGCCCGACGTGGCATTGGTCTTTTTACGTGCTGGTAATAATAGACGTACCGCGTCCTGGATAGAGTTCAACATAGTTGATATTATACAGGATCTTTTGGAAAAATCAAATGGATTTTTTGGGCTTAGATACCGTATCTCGATCGGATGACATCGAAATTTCGTTGTATTTCGCTGGCACTCAATGTTCTGCCATATACAGCGCACACAGCAATATCTCCAAGCCAGTAGTTATCAGCAACACCTATGCTTTCAAATGAGCCGCCGGCAGACCATTGAGCAAATGTAGCACCTGTGTTAGTGCCAACCGCTTGTCCATTATGATAGTAAGTTACTAAACCACCAGTGGTATGCGTGACAGAAAAAATACCCCATTGGTTAGGTGCATATGATAAGTTGTTGGAGAATCCGCCCGCACTGTTTGAGCTGTAGTGTAATCGGTAAACACCTGCCGATGGACTGTACATATAGGTATTAAAATTTCTAAAACCGCTACTGGTTCCAAACATTCCTCGATACTGGCCGCTTGTAAGAGCACTAGTCAATCTCGCTGCAATGATAATACTTTTGCCTGTGTAAGTTTGATTGAATTTAAGATTGTTATTTGCATAGCCATATTGCAGGCCGGTGCCGTTGAATGAGAAGTAGCTGGCAGCACCAGCATTGGTAAAACCTGGACCACCAGTGATAGTATAATTATTTTGGTTGGTAGATAAGTCGGTCCAGGTGGTTCCAGAACCAGGATAGCTGGCGGTGTTGCCAGCGTCCAAGTATAACAAAGCACCGTTTGAATTAAACGACAAGTCATACACACTTAGCCCGTTGAGAGCAACACCTTGGATGATCATTTTTATCCTTATTCACCTATCCATCTTGCTTGAAACCAAGACCTTGAGTCATATTGTGATCTTGAAAGTGCGGCACCACCAACGTTGACAATGTTTATATAATCAGTGGAACCATTTAGATAGATGATTTTTGTTATCTGTTGAACTACCGCATCGAAGGAGCCGGCAGCGGCCACAATGCTGTTATTTTTCTTGATTGCAATACTTGCTTCAGTATTTCTATAGATATCATAACTGGCAGTGATTTCCCAGTAACCAGCCTTTTGTGGTGTGAATGTATATGTGCTTGTGTCGAACCAACTGCTTGATACATTGACATTACTGCTTACAATACTGTATCTACAAGGATCTTCAGTAAAACTACCTGGTAAGGTGTAAGTTACATTAGCATAGGCTTCAAGCAAATAGACTCTGTCCAGCGTGACTGCCGTGCCATTGGCATAGTTCACAGAGAATGTGTTGCCGGGTAAAGTCAAGTTACCAGTGTTGTCGAATGACCAGGTGTAGGAGCCGGCCACTAGTTCCACGTTGGCACTGGTGCCAGTGACGTTGCCGGTGATGGTGATGTTGCCCGAGATGTTGCCTGCGGTGATGTTGCCGGTGGTGGATATGGAATTGGATCCAAACGCTGCCAGGAATGTGGCTACATCACTGTCGCTGTAACTGGCTGGCAAGCCCGTGAGTTGGCTGCCGTCTCCGATAAACGAAGTGGCCGAGACGTTGCCAGTGGCCGTGATGTCGCCACCTGAGATGTCACCATTACCACTGATGCCCACAGAGTTAGTGATACTGAATCCACTGATGGTTGGTGCAGGGCTCGCACCAGTGGTCGCCAATCCCGAAGTAACAACAAGATATCCGTCCGAGGGCAAGGTCAGGTTGCCATCTTTGTCAAATGTCCAGGTTTTGTCAGCGACCTCGAGATCAAATTCAAGGTATTGGCTTATAGTATAATCATTGCCGCCACCAGATGGAAATTCTGAACCATCTGGCAATGGAGTGCTCCCACTACCAATTCTTACAATCAAGGCAACACCGCTGTTGTCTTGTACAGAGGTTATTTGTTTCCATCCTACCAGGCCAGGTCCTTTGATATACCAGGCACCGCCTGTACTTGATATTAGACCCAGTATTGGGCTATCGCTATAGAGAAACTGTGCTGCCTGCGGAATGTAATTGGTGACTGTATTAGTAGCAGTAAAAGAATAACCTTTGACTGTGTTGTTAGGTGGAGTTGTACTGCCATCTATGCCAAATATCCAATTGTATTCTGTGGTTGCACTTTCTGTAGATATATTAACCGAACTGTCAGTGACTGTGACAAAGTTTTTGCCAGCGTTGTCACTGAATCCTACAGATTCGCCAGCCGGTGCTTTGATTCTGCTGCCTGGAAATGTTGTAGTACCATCTGTGCCAAAACGCCAAATGCTCACGTTACCGCTGTTATAACTTGATCCTATTTCAACACCTTGTGTGCCTGGACCATACAATCCTGGCATCTTGACATAGTTGTAGTCATCGCCAAAGTATAAATCTGTTGCACCTTCTTGACCAGCGGGTCTCATGATGTGCAAATGACTAGAACCACCAACTTCTGGCATGGCACCAAATTCGAGCCCACCGCGAGCGGTCGACATGCTAACGACACCGGTTGAACTTACATCAATCGAGAAAGTGTCAACTCCATCTGTGTCGCTAATGCTGTTGCTGAGTAATAAACTACCAGTGTCACTCAATTGGCTGACATCGGTGAGAGGTGTTTTTGTCAAAGTAAAATTGTAAACATAGACGTTGGATTGCGAGGCGACATCAACTGGTATCACGAAATCGTAGTAGTTGCCCGATCCGTCCAATGTTTTAGTGACGGTACCGTTGACCGTGACCACGGTGTCTGCAGGAAAACTCACGCTTCCTGTCAGCAGTTCAAATGTGTCACCATTTTTCAATGAATCAAATTTTGCCACGAATGATGATGTATCAGATGTCCTTATTTCCAAGTTACTGGATGTGGTCCATTCCACGCTGGCGATATCTCCCACACCTTCGCCGCCTTGGTAAGATTCAGATATAACCAGTTGGCCTGAAGCATCTATGCCCACGGCATTTGTGCCCAAATAAATCGTATTGGTGCTTAGGTATATGTCTCTGAATCTATTGGTCAAACTACCTATATCATAGGCAATGTCTGTCGCAGGGATGATGTCGGTGGTGACAGATTGGAGATTGGGCACAGTGATGTTGGCCAGGGTGTTATTGATGGTAGTGATATTGCCAGCAATGGATGACACATTAGTGGTAAGGTTGGCTACATCGCCGGCAATGGATGACACATTAGTGGTAAGGTTGGCTACATCGCTATTGATCGACGACACATTAGTGGTAAGGTTGGCTACATCGCTATTGATCGACGACACATTAGTGGTAAGGTTGGCTACATTGCCGTTGACAGCAGCTATAGAATTGGTAAGGGTGGCAGCCACATTGGCATCGTTGTTGAGTGCTGTGGCGATTTCTCCCAGAGTGTCTAGTACAGTGGGCGCACCGCCAACGATGGAAGTGATCTGAGAATCAACATAAGATTTCATAGCGGTGTTGGCCGCTGTGGCGCTGCTGGTCAATGCAGTGACGTTGGCAGTCAGCGCCGAAACATTGGCATTGACCGCTGCCAGGCCTGATGCAACAGCCGCATTGGCATAACTCTGCATGTTGGCCTGGGTGGGTATGAGATGCCCGCCTGCGGTCACACCATCGTGTATTCTTATGGTTTTGATGGTGGTGTCCATGGTGACTTCGCCATTGGGACCAGTATAGGAAGTGCTTTGCGCAGTGTTACCACGCTTTAGTAATACTTTTTTGATTTCTATGCTCTGTGTCATTCTAATGTTCCCGCATCTAATATACTGTCATCTACGCTGGGTGCCGGTTGGCTTACAGCATAGTAGGCTTCGCGCACTTCCAGTCCAATCGGAGCACCAAAGTTGTCATCGATGTACATGGGCTGTTCGCTATTATCTGATGTTTTAATGGCTTTGAACGTGATATGATAGAAACGTTGATCCAAGGCCAAACTAGCGTCTCGATCGATAATGAAGCTACCTAGCCCGCGGCTAGCATTGCTCATAACCACAGCAAAACTTTCCACTGTGACCCGGTTTACAGGATCCTGCAAGTCGGCTTGGACAGCATAGCCAGTGACATTGAAAGGTCTCTGTTCTTGGTTCTTGATGGAAACTTGTATGGGGTTATCTACACCTTGGTAGATGGTCACGGGTCTTGAGTACACTCTTCTGCTCCTTGGGCCATTAACGGAGCTGTCCAAAAATTGGACCTCCAATTTGTTAGCATATAAATAAGTCTGGATGCGCTGCATTATTTGATATTTATCGGAAACCGTGGAAGATTTCAACGACCTCAAACGCTTGTTACAGCATTACCCATTCTTGAGTTACCTTGTCTACGGCGGTAACGAGTACATCGGTATCATACAAAACTGTGACGAACAAATCACTACCATGTATGACTTTGGATTACTCAGAGACTTTGAGCAAAAGAAAAGATTCCTGGAATTAGGAGATCAGTGGTGGTGGGAAAGCAACAGGATCATACCCATCAATGTGTTCCTAAAGCAGGATTGGGGTATGTTTAGATTCTGTAACAGAACCATGAACAGCAAAGATGTTGAAGTAAAAATGGGACCTCAGATCAATCTCAAAGAAATCGGTGCCAAGCGCAGCAAACGACGATCAATCACTTTGGTGCGCAAGATCAATTAACTGTTCAAATACTCCAAAGCATTCTTTAGTCGCTCTGGATCATCGTTGAAATTACCCAACCCTAGATTGCATTTATGGCAAATCCACCCACGGAACTTTCCGGTGACATGATCGTGGTCTGCGCACCATCCTTTGCGACGCAGGCTGTGCCCTTGTATAGCTATAGCATCTCGTTGACAAATCGGGCACTGATGATCAGCTGCTGGAGGTGTATTTTCACGCTTGAGTTTTCTGACCAAGGCCGCTTGTTTTTTTGCGCATAACTTGCACTCGTAACGCAGATACTTGGCTCCACCATCACGACCAAAATTATCAACAGACAGACTCTGCTGGCATATTCCGCAGGTTTTATACCGGGTTGCTGAGTCAACCATAGCCTTGACTGACGCTTTCGCAGATCAAGTTCATGTGTACTGCTACGAGATTGGCATAGGCCACAGCATGGCTTTTCTTGAAATAATAACTGTTGTCGTCGGGGCGCTGCCAGACTGTCTGGGCTACTTCGGACCAGAGTTTTCCAATAAGATGTCGCTTGGCCGGGCGTATCACGCTTAGGAACATGGCCATACGAGGAATACTATCTACTGGTTCAGGCATGCGCATCAAGGTATCGTGATGGTTGCCAATGTGTATGACCAAGCTACAAAATGCAGGATCCCGTAGCAGATCCCACAGGGGTTCTGTGCTCATCAAATCCCGAAGATGTTCTTCGTCGCGCACACTCTGATACACTCCCACATTCAAGAAGTCTAGTTTGATGTACCCGCGCTGTTCGGCCTCTTCGTGATCGATGGCCGCTTGGCCAGTAAAAGGATCGATGGGAATATCTGTGGCATAGATGCCGGTGTTGTGACGAATCATTCTCCCATCCCGATCTATGCTGGCTGGATGATATTGCAACAAAGCCAATGCGCGATCTCGATCGCCAAAGTCAATGTCAATGTCACTGCCGAATCGTGCGGTCATGGTGGTCCCATCAATTTAACTGCATTGGTATAGGCATCGCTGGGCACCAGGGCCGGCAAGAAAGCTATAGCAACGATTGTTGCTGTCACTAGTAATAACCAAAAATATTTCATGCCTATAATCCTGCTTCGCTCAATATCGCCTTGATCCATTCGACATCGGCGAGATAGTCTCGGAATTTCTGTTGCCAAAAGTCAGGGTCAATCCAAGGCATCACTATCATGACCTGGTCTTCATTGAGCCGACCAAGGAACTCCAAACCCGAATCGCAATTGAAAACAACCCAAGGACTAACACGACCGGTACTGATATGATAGCAAACAGTGTTAGCGCCAGCAAATTTAAAATAATCTCTAATACCCCCACGTAAATCGGGATTTTCGTCAATGTATTTCTGCATTTCCTGTAACGATCGCTCCAAGGCATCTTGCACGTTTTCCTTTTTAATGTATTGATGTAGCCACTCTAGATATATATCTTCGCGGCACCAGCTATCAAGCTTCTTGTTGTTTTTAAGTAACCAATCCGAAAAACTGGAATAGTTTACACAACGGATAGATTGACAGTGACGACCAAATTTCACAAAAGCATTATAGAAACTGCTGTCAGAGAAATCGGCATAGGTCTTTAAGCGAGCCGATCCCTGAGTGATTTCATAAAATCTCAGATAGGCACGAAAACCCATCTGTACTCCAATTTCTTTTTCTTGCTGCCAGCGGCGCTTGGCTTCACAGAGATGCGCCACCAACGTGCTTTCCCTGCGGAATTCTTTCTTGCAATACTGGCAGATGTGTGCTTCCATTTATATCATTGAGTCAGAGATTGTTTTAATGCCATAGCGGACTTATCTGCCTCCACGTCTGTGATTCTAGAATAACTTAACCTAATAGAAAAAAGATCCGGATCACAAGCATAAAATTCTTTGCCAGGAACGATGCTGACTCCGTTGGATAATACTCGATCTCGTAAAGTCTCCGAAGATACTGAACTAGTGGCCCAGAGGAAAATACCTCCGGATGGAATTTCAAATTTTACCTCGGGACAATGTGTAGATAGAGCGTGCACCAATAAGTCTCTTTTTTTACAATAAGATCTTCTTAGGTTTAATATATGTTGATCAAAGTTCAACTTAGTCAATAAATCTGCAACCACCAATTGCAAAAAATACGATGTGGTCATATCAGTGATTTTTTTAGCCGCAACCAGTTTATTGATAATATAAGGCTCAGCAATTATGTAAGATAAACGTATACCAGGATTGAGTATTTTAGAGAATGATCCTAGATAAACTACTCGTGCTGGATCGATGTTCCTTAAAGCGATGTTTTTGCCTTCAAAAGAAATATCGGCGTAGGCTGCATCCTCAATTACCAAAATATTTTTTTGCTGAGCCATTTTCATAAATGATTTTCTTTGTTGTTCTGTCCAACACCTCCCAGTGGGATTCTGATAAGATGGTTCAACATATGCTATTTTAAATATGCCGTCGGGGACTACACCTACGTCCGGCATGCCTGTTATGTCTGCCATGGCCCAAGTAAATGCATCTAATGCTCCACTGTATGTGGGAGTCTCGACCAGGACTGGATCTCCGGCATCGATAAAAATCTTAGTGATAAGATCAATGCTTTGCTGGCTACCACTGGTTATCATTACTTGTGCGCTGTCAACTCCGTGGTGCTGTGTTATCCAGTCTATCAACTCGGGACAACCCTTTGCTGGTCCGTATTGGAAAGATAGGTATTGTTTGTTGTGTAATACTTTAGTCACCGAAGATTGAAAATCGTCAATGGGCATTAACCCCAATGCTGGACTTCCGCTGGAAAGGTTTATAGTGCCAGTGGGTAGATTTCCCGAAAACTCTGAAACCGATGATCGATTAAAATTTTGTGCCCGAGACGAAAATGCTATCACTTAAAAGATTCCCTTATACTTTTTTCGTCCCAGCCGTGACTACGAGCAAGTTCTTTGATGTCATTGTCATCATTGATGCTACACATTAATGATATTTCTTCTTCATTTAGTTCGGGCATCAATTTCCTTAATACTTTGGCCGATTTATTTTGGCTTTCTTTTTTCTTGGGAGATATCCAGTGATGGGATTGAACTCCCATACCAGGACTCACAGTGGTTGACATCAACCACTGCAATTTTTTATGCTGTGAGGTTGAAATATCAAAAAAACCTTTGTTGAGTTTTTCGTTGGCGCTCATAAGGTAATAACTCTGCAACATAGGATCACCGCTCACACATGAGCTCCAGCGTATCATGAGATAAGGTGCAAATTTCTTCTTTTCCTCTTCGGTCATGGCATCATAGTAATCGCGATCCTTGCGATCCAATGCTGACATTTCATTCTTTATGTTTAATCGATCCATTTTCTCTACTCAATTCATAAATGATTATAACACGATCCAGAGCGTCTTGTAAAGCTGGATCGGTTTTAGCGGCACGGCGAATTTCACCCCAAAGCCGTTCTTCTTTGATCGAATCTACCCGATTTTTAGCATTGACACTTTGCCCTACCAACCAACGTTCCTGCTCACCTGCGTATCTGGCATAGATCGTTTCACCATGATCAGGACTTTCGTAAATGATGTCAGCGCCAGGCTTCAGATTACCCATTGCCAAGTACCTTCTGCGCAGCATCGGTGATGAAATATCTTCCTATGTAACGATCCTGGAATCCCTCAATCACTGATCTATGCAATGGCAAGCACTCAAGATCGTAATACTCGAGTGATTCAAACACACAGTTATTGTTAAAGGTGCTGGCAAAGTAAATCTGTGGCACCGGAACACGCTTTAAGCAATCATGAACAAACTGATGATGCAAATGTCCGTAGTCTCCGTCGCGATTATGTGTGACTATGAGATCAAACAGACCAGCCCGATCCTGTAGTTCTTCCCTGGCTTGTTTGACGTCGAAACTGATTGTCTGTGTTTCCATATCCCGATAGTCATCGACAAATCCACAAAAATGTGTGGGTATCAAATACTGCGCCCAGAATTGTTTCATCTCCTGAGCACGGGGATCTTGATCTTGATAAGTGAGATAGACGATACTCCAATCAAAGTTTGGGTACTTGCGCATCAGAGGCCACGCGAATATCACACAATCATCGGGATGAGCCACTACTACTCCGACACGCATTTACCAAACCTTGCTGTAGTTGATCACTTCGTTTTGCCGACCAATGTCTTTGACAAAAAAAGCGCACAAAGGTTTTTCTACATCGGACTCCAATGGAATAGCCAGCAGTTGCCCACTTTTGAGTTTTGGAAAGTACCATTTGACATCAGGATAGATATCAATGATCTCCACCGGATGGAATTCAGGCCTAAAACTTGATATAGGGTTGAATGTAAACACATTGAATCCTCGATCGTTAATCGACGTCAGTGGTACCACTTCTAGATCCCCAAGGTCAGGTTCACCAATTAAGATTTGCCAGTCCACTGGCATCTTGATCACATGATTTCCAATCCTTAATACCAAGGCTGGACTGTTAAAACTCTCAAGAAAGATCAACGGTATATAAAAGTAATCAGGATCTTTGGGATCACTGTTATCCAACACACAGAATCTCAGATCCTCAACTTCGTCGGGAACTTCGTTCATCTCAAAACTGCGATTTTCTAAAGTCAGTATTCTCATGGTCGTATTCCAAATCTTTCTGTTATTATTTTATAGTAAACATCTGCGAGATATGTTTGGCTGCTTGGGCTGCCATGGTAACCAGGATCTTCTCCCTGAAACGGCCACTCATTGGTGGCATAGGCCGGTGTTTCTTTGTAGTCTAATGTCATATAGTGATCGGGTAGCACCGATGGGAAAGCTTCTCGCACAGTATCGCTGGTCCAAATGTTACAGGCAATGTGCAAAAACGGCACTCCAGCATAAAACAGTTGCATGATCCCGTCGCGTATGATCCATTCATCTTGCTGACGCTTCCACTCGCTGTCGTAGAGATAGTTAATCCAAGTTTTGACAGCCTTTTGCGTATCTCGATCTATCTTGGAACTGCGATATGGGTGATCATAGTTCTCGGCTAGGCTGAATATGGTCTCGCAGATCATGGTATAAGGATTATTGCCGTAATTGACATTGTTGATGCCCACTGTGCGATCATAGCCATTGAGATGTGCTGTCTGTAGATGCTGTTGTAGAGCATTGTTCCAACCTTTCCAATCGTCGTCGCGGAAATCGTAAGGGGCAGCCCGGGAAGGAATTTCTGTTCTATCGTGAAAAGTAGGTGCAATGATAGCGAAGTCGGGTTTCTGTCTTAGTACTTCATCAATCTGTACACGAATACCTCCGTTACTACATCCTTGCCTGGCCAAGATCTCTACGTCCCAGCCCAGTTTCTTGGCCAGCACTTCTCCGTAGGCTGTATCTACCAACTCAGGAAATTTGGCGCTAGCCGGTGCACTGAAACTGCAACCACAGACTATGAGTTTCTTTTTCAATTTAATATTTCCAATCTGCTTTTTCTATGGTGAAAGGATAGTTGGCTTCGCGATAGAACTGCTTGCGTTTTGTCAAGTGTCTTTTTGCAAATTTGCATGTTGATGTGATATCCCAGATCTGCACAAAGTCTTTATCTTCGGCTTTTCTGATACCTCGACCAATGCTTTGTATCACTCGAACAAAGCTCTTGCCAGGCTCAACTAATACCAAATTGAAAATCCTAGGTATGTTAATGCCAACAGCGGCAACGCCATAAGTGGCCACAATGATTTTGCCATCACTGACAGCGACTTCGTCATATTCTTCCTTTCGGTCCTTGGCCTTGGTGGCGCCGCTGACGAATACAGCTGAGTCCCCCAACCTCGTCACTAACTCTTTTCCGCTGGCGATACGATCCACTAACACCAAGGTGTTGCCTGTTTCGTTTACAGATGCGATCAACCGGCTGATGTAATCTAATCGCTCGGGCGTTTCTACTAGATATTTGAGCTCGCTTTGATAGTTGGTATACTCGCTGTGGTCAACAAGCTGTACTATATTTACATGACAGTTGGCTAGGTGCCCGGCTTCTTGGAGCTCGCTGGCACTGAGACGACCTACTACATTACCTAGGCTGCAGAAGATACTGATCTTCTCGTAGTCTTCCTTGGGAATGGTTCCGGTGAGTCCCCAACGTATTGGAATGTGACTCATGATACCTGTCAGCAAAGTCTTGAGTGCGTCGGCTTTGGCCATATGTACTTCGTCAACAATGATGCAAGCCACCCCTTCAATGAACTCACCAATGGTGCAATCCGCGACACCATTCTTGGTATTCTTAAGCAACACATTAAGGCTTTGCCATGTACAGATGGTGTGTTGATGCCCCCATTCTTTCCTGTCGCCAAAGTAAACACCCACATCCAAGCCAAGATTTCGATAGTCATCTTCGGTCTGTGTGACCAAGCTCTTGTTGGGTACGATCACGATACTACGACCCAAGTGCTCCACGCTCCGACTTAATGCCGCTGTCATGATAGTTTTGCCAGCGCCTGTGGCCACTTCTTGCACACTTTGCGGATTACTCAAGAAGTTATTGATGATTTCAACTTGATAGTCACGCAACAAGATAGGTTCGCCGGCTCGAGGATGAGTAGTAGGCCACTTGGTAGCCTCAAACGTAGTTTCACACACCTGTTGGAATTCAAAGTTTGTTGAATATTCGCGCAAATCTTCGACTTCAATGTCGTAGCCGGCTTCCTCTATCATGGGAACGATCTCAGGCAAGAGATTGATGTAAGTGCTGCCACCCAACTGGAAAAAGGCCACACGTCCATCCCACCGTCCCAGTCTGACTGCAGGCAGATATCTCGCTCCCGGAATCTCAAATTTGAATCGATCTACCAAGCGTTTGCGAGTCGTAAGATCCAGTCCTTCAATCTTGACATTGACTTCGTCACGTATGTAGAGTTTGGCCTGCATAGTTTCCTTGTTCAGATGTTATTTTTTTGACTTGTTGCGGATTTTTAATATTATATACTCCTACCGAAACATAAACAACCTTTTCAGCACACTGAACCATCATTTGTCGATCACCACCTACTATCATGCCCGACGTGCTTATCATCAGGGGAACTTTGGCAAGATGTCTGTGAGTGAGCGGACGGATCGTGTGTATTACTTGAGCACGATCGTCGATATGATTCTTGTCTTTGTCGCTTTTTATCTGGAATATTTTTGATTCCTCGAAGCATTTTTTGGCGGCCTCTAACCATCGTTGCGAAAGATCTGTTTCGTAAATCACCAAAGGAAATCGATCAGTCAGTGTCGCATACCGTTTAATCACTTCCAGGGTTTTTACAAAATCGTGATTTTCATAGATAACTAACCTCTCTGATAAAAGATCTTTGATATCAGAACCATATTGTGTTTCAAGATACCGTTGCAGTCCTTGATCTATACTATAACCCAGTGTCGAAGACAAGTCGCATAACGGCACTAAATTATCAAAGCATATCTCTCCGACATTGTTGTTGATATACTCGAGCATGGAATCTGGAGCATTATTTATTTTTAGCTGACCTTGATCTGTAGTCAGCTCAATTGAAAAACCTTGCTGTTCTACTTGGTTTATTTCCTGCATCAGCGACCGTGCTTTCTCGTCAATGGCAAATCCATATTTTTTAGACCAGGTTGTGGCCCAATTGAGGTTGTATTCCGTCAGCGCCAAACGCCATCTTTTAATATCCTTGTCCCAGCGGCAATGTCCATGGCTGCTCTTAGCAAACTCTCTCAGCTGATCGATCATTGATTGATCATAGGGAAATGCCAGCATTATCTCGTTGCCATCTATCACAAGTTCCTGCGTCCTGTCAATGATCCGAAACGGTATCCTGAATCTGGGATTAGAGACAGGGGATACATCAACACCAAGAGACTGTAATTGTCGGCGATACTTGAGTATTAATCTCACAGCCAATGCTCCTTGCGATGCTGTGAGTGCTTGATTCTGACTAACGCTGTCGCTCATTGAGTCTAGTACCGACACATCATATCTAGCGAGATTGATTATGGGGTCAAACCAACCCAATCCTGCCGGTTTCAATGTTGCAGGATCGCGAAGTCCTGCAATCACTTCAAGGTAGTCCTCGACATGGTCATATTTGTGCATGCTGTAAGTGTACGCTGACTTTATAGAAAAAGTCAATAAAAAAACCCCGGACTGTTACCAATCCGGGGAAAAAACAGGTGCGTGGCTAGGAGCTAGACAAGGGTGCCACGACCCGTGGTCGGCTTATGCCGATTTCATGCAAGTGACTTGGGCCATGGCTTTCCATTTTAACGGAAAACTCTTGCGAAGGTCAGCCACTTTGATGGCCATACGCAGACTCATTTCACGGAATCGATTTTTGTTTTCTTCCAGGAACCCAATGATCTCGTCCTGGGCGCACTGATCAAAATCATACTCGTCAAACAAGGCACCATCTTTGGCGATTTGTTTGATACGGAGCACTTTGTCACGCATGGTGTCCAGCGTGAGATCTAGATAGTGGCAACGACTTTGGAGAGCGTCCAAGTGGTCGCGAAGTTTCTGGCTCTTCATCTGATCAAACTTCAAGTTGGTGATGAAGATCACCGAGCCTTTGAACTCAAACTGATCGGGCACACCTTCACGACGTAACATATGGCTGTCACTGAGCCAGGAAATCTTGCGCTTCTTGCCGGAGTCAAGAGCACCTTTGAGCAAGTTCAACGAAGTGTCGTCGAGCAGAACCGAGTCACAGTCATCGAACACTAGGACACAGTTGGGGTCAGAATACTTGTACATGGTACAGTAAAGGCCCAGAGCCGATGTGGCACCTTTGACCACTTCGGCACGGAGACGCTTGCCTGAAATCTGATCGAACAGGCAGGCTTTCTCAACGATGCGCTCGACGCCGAAACTTTTACCAACTCCGGGAGGGCCCGAAACGATCATGGCACGGATCTCACCATTGGTGGCCGCTGTGGTCATTTCGTCCAGGATTTCAAAACGCTCGCGGATACGAGTCATGATCTCTTCGTCGGTTTCCGCAGAAGCGGACACCTTTTCGGCTTCAGCCACTGGCGTATTGCCGGCTTCGATGAACTCGTGTTCACCGACGAATTCGTAGGATTTCATTGAATCTATTTTCACGCGGATCTCGTCCGGGAAACCAGGAAACTGGCCACCGTTCTTGACAGTGACATAACCACCCTTGGCAGTCTGCTTGAACTGCTCGACCAGTTGGAACACACGACCCGAAACATCATGGGTACGGTAAGCACCTGCGCGGACACGGATGAATGATTTTGTTGACATTGTCTAGGCTCCTTTTTAATTACTATACCATTATTATACGAAAATGGGCATTTCCGGTCAACCACCCCAAAAACGCTGGTGTTGCGAAAAAACAACACCCTATAATTGCTGTGTTTCCAGCATGTTGTCATTGTAAGAAATCAGCTATTTCTGGTCAACCGGCTCAATTTAGCAGTGATTTACTGTGAAGCAGTTTTCAGCCGCTGAATTGGCAGCACCGAGCACATCCAAGATGGGCACTTGATAGGCATCAGCCACTCTCTCACACTCGGCTGTCAGTCCCGATGTCACCCATGGGCATCCTCCTTGCGGGTGGATGATGTCGGCGGCGGCGATGTTGGCATACAGGTTGCGATGGAATTCTCGAAGCCGGCTGACCTCTGTCAGGTAATCGGGATCCAGGCAACGCTGGGCGATGGCCTGACGATTTTGCTCGGAATCTAAGTGCCGTCGCAGGGCACGGGCTTCGCGGCCTGTGGCTGGGGAAAAGAAACTCATATCTGCTCCTTGATATTCACTATACCCATATTATAACCGAAAATGGATTTTTTGGTCAACCAGTGATTTCGGCCACAGAGTCCCAGTTCTGTGGGAATTTTGTATATTCCATATTTTCGATGTAGTCTATGGACAGGTGTATCTGTTCCGTGGGCACATGGTGTTCATGGTATCCATCCATGATCATGGCGAGATAACTGCTGGATGGCAAGGCATCGGGCCGATCCCCGGTCATGTAGTAGGTCATGGCCTGGATCTCTTGGCCTTGGTGCTGTACCGTGACCATCTTCTTTTGATAATAGTGTGGGAACCCCTCCAACAAGTCCAAGGCTGTTTCGCAGTCTTTGGTGATTTCCCAGAGCACGCCGTGGGTTTCGAGTCCAGGGTATTCGATGATGTCAGCATGGGTAGCGAAACGGAACTCGTGATCGGGCAAGATCGCGGCACCAAGGCTCTGTGCTCGAGGACAGCGACATCTCATCTCGCTCGAGTTGGTGTTCATACCGTAGGCAAAGTATTTCATATCCTTAAGTTGTACCTTTGATGGTGTGTGGTTCAAGTTTACACTCTTCTACGCCAGATTCATACCACTCAGTGACTTCGTCTTTGTCCATTTCTTCATACTCGGCCATGACTTCCGAAATACCAAAAAAGTCATTGACATCGTCGGGCAAGAGATCTCGCACTTCGTCGCTGTTCATGTTGGAGAGTTCGTAGTGGTCATCGTCGCCATTGTCCCAGACTCCAGCGAAACACATGCCCGATTCATAGTAATAGGCACGCACGGTGAATCCTTGATCCAAGATCTTTTCGTACCAGGCTGTGGGCGGTGACCATGCCGAATCAAACGTGAATTCCACGGTGTTGGCGTCCACGCGATTATCTCCCCCGCGATGTCCCACGTCCCATTTGGTCCCCCAATTTGAAACATGCCAATCGTACCAATTTTCTTTTTGGCTCTCGGGCAACGGCACCAAAGAGTCTAGCAGTCGGCCTTGCCGGAACGCACGTCGCGCCCGGGCGATCATGCGCGGATCTTCGTGCGACAATGCTAGAAAATTTGAACACCAATTGGGCATGATACCTCCAAATATCTAAAGTTAAAAAATGCTCTGACAGCCCTCGGCTGACCTGTTTACTGCGTCTTGGTTGGTTTTTGAACTACTCCCATCCGCCCATCGGCATCCGGTCCCTCAGCAAGACTATCCAGGCAGTAACCATCCGCTACACGCAAGGCCCGTTGTCGCATTGCCAGCGCCAGTTTGGTTCGACTGGGACCACCCGTGGTTGCTACACCACTTCCTCGTCTGGGTCAGACTAGCCGTTGCTACACGGCATGTTCTTTTTATTATCTTAAGGTGGTGACTATGACCGCCACCAACAAAAACACGATGGCTATCGCCAATGCTGTCAGGAGGAAAGTCAGCAGGTGGGATATGCCTGTGATTGCCTGATGTATCCAGCGCAGTATCATGATCAACTCCCTGTGTGTAGTTGTAGGTATCCGGGGCGGCCCTCAATGAGAGAGAACGACTCAATGAAGCAGTGGTGCGTGTCTCCGGATGCCTGGATGGCCGCATCAGCCGCACGATACAGAGCGTTCCAATCTCGGCCGTCGATCTTGCTAACCACTTCACCACTGTCACCCCAATGTTCATCATAGACCACATATTCAGCATCTGTGTAAGGATGGCAGGTGGTCATCAAGTTGACCTGGTATAGGCTCCAGGTGGAGCGGAGCCCATAGTGTTGTTGCCAATGTTGATATTCACGATGTTTTCGATCAAAGTCCTGATTCTCCTGCTCATAGGCCGATTTCAGTGCCACCTTGCGGATGCGTTCTACAATCTCTTCTACTTTGGGCACATGGTGATAATAGGCCAACTGGTTAAGATCATACAGACTGTTGTGTAATACCTTGAATTCGTCTTTGGTCAGTGTGACATCGCAGTTCATTGTAGTCTCTCCCAAATATAATTAGCGGTTCCTAAAACGAAGCAGATAACAGCAACATAAAAAAGAAATTCTTCAACAAAAATCTTCATTTTTTGTACACTCCGTGATGTTAGATAATCGATCATAATAGGTGTTCATGATATGCTCCAGGATGCCAGTCTGATCAATGCGGCCGGCACGCTCGCGGAGCACTTCTAGAACCTCGCGGTCAGCATCGGTGATAGTGATGGTGATCCTGACATCAGGGTTGGGTTGGAGTTCGCTCATCACCTGACTCCTAGAACAAGTGGAAACTCATACAGCCTGACAGCAGGCATCCTGACAGCACACCCACCGACACAGACATGACCAACATTTTCATTGCTGTTCCTCCAGGGCCTGCAGTCGCAGATACTCTTGGTTGAGTTCAGCGATGCGTCGTTCATTCTTTGCGTTGACCTCCAGATCCAGTTCACCGCGGATCTCGCAGAGGTGGATCAGTTCTTCTATCACATCGTTCATGGTTCTCATGCTATCGCTCCAAAAAATGTAAGACTAAGGAAGGTCCAAAAATAACCGTCAGTGCACCTGTTATCATGATGGTTTCAAGAGATATAAACATCAGTCTACCTTTGATCCAGGCGAGCATGACCTGCGGCGTTCAAGTTCTGATTCCAACAAATCTCGCACCACCACATCCTTGACTCCCATGCTCCGGAGTCCGCGATAAAGGCTGTATCTTTGTCGCAATACTTCGGTGGTGCTTTTGGCGATGTCTGCTTTGAGTTCGTCCATGGTCATCGTTGGTCCTTAGTCCAATCTCGAATCTGCGTAGGCTTCGATGCCATACCGTTTCAGCACTTCGGCATAGGCTTCAGCACCAGCCTCCAAGGTGTCCACATTCTGGCACCCAAACCGTGACGGATTCCATAATTGGAGCCCGCCATTGTAAGACTTGCGGAAGCCCACTTCTTTGAGCTTACGGCCCAGTTTGGTACTTGCCTTTTCAAACACCGTGACCCAGGCAAAGCCACAGCACATCTGATCCTGGCCGCCGAGTTTTTCCTGGAAGAATTTGGCCGCGGCCTGCTCAGCGGCCTGGGTGGCTTCGAAATGTATTTCTTCCATGGCTTCTGCACTGATGGTAGTTGTCATATCTGCTCCTTGATGTTCACTATACACACATTATAACCGAAAATGGTTTTTTTGGTCAACCGGCGTAGAACAGCATGGTTAGTGGGCACTAACCTGGTCAAAAATGCTCTGTTGTAAAAGAGCCACATCTTCTGCGGGCACATAGAAGTCGGTGCGTGGATCCCAGTACTCGCCCTGTTTAGGATCGTAGTACAGGACCTGGCCGTTGGGATAGTGGAAGGGACCTTCCAAGCCGGATCTTGGACCATAATCTTGGTTGTGCTTGAAAACGTGATAGGCCATGATCACTGCTCCTTGATGTTTACTGTAGAACAATTATAGTCGAAATGACCTTTGTTGGTCAACCGTCTTCAAACCGCTAGGTTAGTGGGCACTTACCAAAGAAAAACCCTGCCTGGCAGGGTTTTTCGGGTCGCTGACAGTGAAACTGTTTAGAACGTGTGACTGATACCAACAGTGGTGGCCTTGGGATCAAGACCTGCTGTACCTGCTGTGGTTCCCACCATGCTCATTGTGGCGTTGGCTTCGTTGGTCACTGCTGTGTAGGCCGCATATACCGAGGTACGCTTGCTTAAAGCTTTGGTCAGTGCGACAGTATAGCCTTTGCCTTCACCTGCTGTGGCCTGTGTACCATCCTTAGTGATGGCATACACACCATGTGCTGCCAGGCCGGCTCCCAGAGGAACTTTAACCGAAGCCTGCTTCACTGTGCTCTTGACATCACCTGTGGTGGATACGTCACCTGTGGCATATGATGCACCAACGCTAGCCACACCAAAGTCATAGGCCGCACCGTAGGCAGTGAAGTCACGCTCGGCCACTGTGGTGGCTGCGTTTAATTTTACCTGACCTGCGATCAGTTTCAACTTGCCATCATCATAGGTCACACTGTAACCTGTGAGCTCTGTACCAGCGTCTGTGGTGGCACCGTTGGCATTGTTTGAGCGACCAATCTGTGCAGAAAAGTTGCCGAACTTGGGAGTGGTATAACGCACGGTGCTGGAAGCGTCAGTGCCCAGCTCAACACCTGTGCCGTTGCTGGCGTGGAAACCCAAGTTGCCAGCCTGCGTGGTCAAGGTGTCTACACCTTCTGCCGCAGAGATGTCAGTCTTGCCCATGCGGATCTCGCCGAACTTGCCGGAGATGAATAACGAAGACTCACGATCAAATGCTTGACCTGTGGTTGCTGTAGAACCAAAAGTTCCTGCGGAAGGGACCACTTTGCCTTCAAGCACGAAACCTGCCGTGAGTCCACTACCTAGGTCCTCTTTGCCCTGGAAGCCCAAGCGGCTGGTAGCCAAGATGCCATCTGTAGCACGGGTCAAAGTAGCGGCACCGGTGTTGTAGTTTTGAATGCCTGTGTCAATCACACCATAAACTGATACATTTTGAGCAGATGCCATTGTTGCCATTGAAGCCAAAGCCGCTGCGATTGCTAGTTTCTTCATTGATTTTCCTTTTCTAGATAGGGATTGGGACGCTGTTCACGCCTCGAGTTACTTATCAGTATTGACCATGATCATATAAAAACCCGGTGATTTTGGTTAAATTATGATGTTGGCCTGGGCTTGAGCCACGCTATATTGCCCATCACCCAAATT